TCACCCTTTCGCAAAAGTTAGGGATGCATATTCTTGACATAAAAGACTATCCTTACTAGGCAATTTGTTAACGGCTTCTACTAACTCCGATACGTCTTTGTGGATGTATACTTGATTCGTTACGTCGGAATGCCGGTGACCTAGTATCGTTTTTGTCGTAGCTTCCGATATACCGATATGAATCAATAGGGTGGCGCACGTGTGTCGTCCATCGTGCGGAAGGTGCCCAGGGAAATGTTTGTTTAAGTAGGTGCGAATGGCTACTAATAAATGCTTAGGAGTATCTTTTGGAAGTAAATATTCGTGTCGTTGGAAGCTACTTATCTTATACCATTCTTTAATAAAAGGCAGAATCGTTTCTGCAATAGGTATGATACGATTCTTACCTGCTGCAGTTTTACTGCCACCGATCATATATCTATCTTTAATATAGACATCTTTTAGTTTAATACTTTGGATTTCCCCAGGACGCATTCCTGAGTATATGTACACCAATAATATACGAGCGTTCCGGTCTGTTTTTGCTAGTTCCCATATTCTAGATATCTCAACAGGTGTAAAGGGTTTGTGGATTTCAGATTTTACCTTTTGAGGAAGCGTTACAAGCGCAGCATAGTTTTTATCAACGATATCATTTTTTATAGCAGAGTCAAAAGTTGCTTTCATAGCTGTTTTTATCTGTACCAATGTCGTGTGGCTCTTATCTGCATATCTATCAATAACATCTTGCATATGGGCAAGTCTTATATCCTTGATAGGTATTTTTAGTAGATGCTCAACTTTCTTTTTATTGTAAAGATATCCGCCTTTTTCCAGGATAACCCCTTTGCGTATCTTATCTTCAATCATCCATTCCCAACATTGGCCAAAGGTCGTATCCTTGACTTCATATTGCGGAGCATTAGTATCATAAGCCGATAGGGCATTATACGCTTCTTTTTGCGTCGCAAAGGTGCCTATAGATTTACGCAAGGGTTTACCCTCAGAGTTATATCCAAGGGTTACCACGGCTCGATATGGCTTGCGTAGAGCCTTATGTTTCATCTTATATACGGTGCCTGTACCGTTGGCACGTTTCATGGCCATAATTACATACCTCCTAAAATACCCCTATCACACGATAGGGGTATTATTTTATTTAGATAGCTTATTTACATCTAAGTTATTATCAACAATGTCTCCGAGTTCATATAAGGTTAGTGCAGTTTTTAACTGTTCGACTTCTTCGGAGGATAGTGCGTAGTCTTTATAATATTGTGATCCTCTGTATCTGATTATTGGGTTGCTGCCTTGTGTTAAGATGCGCAATCCTTCATCTATTTCAGGGATTGTTAGTAGCGCATATTCATAAGTTCCAGAGTCATCTAGCCTGATATTTTTACCCCCACCACTTTGCCCAGCAATGACGCCACGTATCGTGTAATCAAATTTACCTGCAGAACTGGAGAATGTTAACTTATCCCAAAATATCCAATTTGTAGATATATCTAATGGGGCAAAAGTAACAAATTTGATAAAAGGTCCTACTAAATGGCCCGAGGAGTCTACGAAGGCAACCCATGATACAGAGTTGCTTGGTTGGAGCACTCTTTGACTAGAACTGTAGAATTTGTATTCCCTGTCTACTTGATCATACTCAAAGTTTGTGTTGTTTAGAATCGTATATATTTCTTGTTCCGCATTAGCTTTTCTCGTCAGCTCGGATTCTTTGCCCTTTGCTTCTTGAGCTTTGCGAGCGTCTTCTGATGCGGCATATGCCGTTCGTTCAAAAGTCTTTTGATGGTAGTCAGTTATTACGTAACCTACCAATACAGCCATAATTACCCCTATAATCGCTGTTACTAACACTCTTTTATTCATAGCTATCTCTCCTTAAATCTAAAACACAGAACGACTAAATAGTCCTTCCCTAAAAGGCTTATTTAAATCGTAAGCTCTCTTAACGTGGTCGTATTCCGTTTTACACATAGCTGATACCAAATAATGGTAATCTCTTCGTGTACTAATATATGGAAATAGTTTATTTAGTTTGGCACCATACTGTTGAATTAGAGATAAGTCGTTTTCAATCTGATAACCCTCGTGTGAAAGTATATTAGCAGATAATGCAGAAGCTGATTTGCTTAACCCAAAAACATATCTGTAAGCAAAGTAAAAATCTTCAATATTAGGGCCCTCTGTTTTATACCTAGAAATAAAACCATATACTAAAGTGGCCGGCGCTAATAGCTCCCTAGCAAATGTATTTGCTTCCAACTCTAAAACAGGAGATTTGACTAAATCTGGGTTGTTCATTTTTTGTAAATGATGACCTCTGATTATGTGCCCAGTTTCATGGCAGAGACTCCACAATTTACGCTCTTTTGTCTTGATTTCTGAATCATATAAGATATATAAATCATCTGTTTTAGGTAAATATAAAGTTGCTGCATCGGATGACTGTGTATACATCCCTATTATTAAAGGCGATACTCCGAGAGCTTGTGCACCTTGTTTATAGGTTTTAACACAAACCTTTTTTTGATTTATTAAATATTCAATTACCATTCTAGGTGTTAGCTTTATGTCATCACCCATTAATTTCCGTGTGTTATGTGCCTCTTTTATCGTACTTACAAGATTATTAGTCAAGATCATCATCCTCTGGCATATTTGAATCATGTTTAGACTTTAAAAAATCAATAAAGTCATTTAACTGTTGTCTTTCAGCCTTACCTAAACCTTTGTAATTCCTTTGTAAAGATATTAATTCTTCATCATAACTAAAAGTATTTTGGCTATCAAACTCTTCTAATATAACTGCAGGAATATTTAGCCCTTTACAAATTTTTAACACGTTATCTATAGATGCACCGCCTACGTTATTCAAAATAGAATATAACGTTGTATAAGGCATATCAATTCTAGCGGCAAATCCTTTAATTGTATCTATTTCTAATATTTTTTCTTTTAAAAATTGTTCTCTCGTCATAGTAATCACCTCTATTCATAAAGCCCTCTCATATATATAGTAATACATCAATTACGAAATATCAATATTTAAATACGATATTTCGTAATTAAAATACTCGTTAATAAATTATTAACAAGCTTAAACTAGACAAATTCGAAATATCGTATTATGATTATGACATAAGAAATACGATATTTCGAATTAAAACTATTGAAATATCGTATTTTCAGAGATGTAAAGGGAGGTGAATATATGTATCCAAATCTAAACGCCGAGCTCGCAAGACTAGGTTGGAGTCGAAAAACACTAGCAGATAAGCTAAAAATTCGATACGCAACCATTCTGGATAAGTTAAACGGAAAGTATCCATTAACTTATGATGAATGCGTACGGATTAAAAATCTTATGGGCTCTGACATTCCTCTTGAAGTTCTTTTTTTTACCGAGTAATACGAAATATCGTATCGAATTATAAAAGGAGGTTAATAAATGGTCAATAAAGTTATATCGGTAAGTCAAATGGCGACTGTACTCGGTGTTAGTCTAACAGCTATCCGAGAGGGTATCGCAAGAGATCGATTCCCGTTCGCATACGCATGGCAGTCGCCGGGTAAGAAATCCCGTAGCTTTGTCATTGACAAAGAGGGGTTTAGAACATTCCTTATCCATTCGCTAGGTTGGGATGTGAAAGCAGTTGATGCGGAGTTTAAATCCGCTGGAATTCATTAGGAGGAATTAATCATGACATGGATTGACGCAGGAATGCATTTAAGCTTTGCCACTGCAGCAGTAGCTTCTATTTTATCAATAATGATGTTATAAAGGAGACTTTAACTATGACTGAAATTCCAGTAAACGAAACAGCAATGGCTGCACATTTAAAAGCAATCGAATCAGATCGCCTCTTAAATCAAATCAGTGGGGACGTTATGAACGCTATCTATAGCTTGCAAACCATGATGAGTGCTTACGGCGCACAAGGATTCCGCATTAGCGTTACTGTTGACGATATCGTAGTTGAGCAAATTATGGAGGACGATGAATAATGGGCTACATGTTATTGGGGACATTCCTCATTGCTGGGTCAATGGGGGCATTAGAACTCGACCAAATAGGATATATGCAATTCCTTATTCAATCAATCATAGGTTTAGCGTTATCAATATATGGTTATAAAAAGGATATGGCAGAAGTAGAAGACGAGGAATGTGAAGTCGATTATATTCCTGAAATAAGAAAATATGGAGAATACTGCCATAATCCATATTACAAATAGGAGGTGGAATATGAATTATATTGATGTGATTAGTGTGCTATTTATTCTTGTTGTGACGGCCGCTTATATTATGTTTTTCGATGGGCTAATTTGGGTGCTAATACAATGAGACCTCCTGTTCGAACATGTACTAAGTGTGGAGTTAGGTTAATTCCACACACTCATAACTACATTTATGACGAGATTAATCGTAAGGCGATTAGAGTGTGCAAGCATTGCCACGATGAACATGTTCGCCGTAAAAGTAAAAATGCCCTCACGCACGGCAATGCGTAAAGGGCAAAGATAAAAATATCCTATATAAATTATACCAGATAAGGAGATAAAATGCCTGAAATAAAAGCAATAAAATCTAAACCTGCTGTAAATGCATTTGATTTTAATTTCTTTGCAGATAACAGGGGCAAACACGAATCATTACAAAAGGTGGCGATAGTTACTACAAATAGCTATATCAAACTTTCAATGCCGGCTTACAGAAAATTAAAAGGGCCAGAGTATTTTAAGGTTGGTATAGACATTAATAATAGAGTCATTTGTGTGGCGCCTGCGCTTGCAACAGAGACATATGTAATTAAACCAACAGCAGTACAAATTGAAAGAAACACTATTTATATTTCTAAAAGTCGTAGCGTAATTCGTAAACTCCAGGAAATTGGAATCCCTAAAATCGTTGAAGGGAAATTAGTTGATGATGAATTACTGTTTAAATTCTAAAGGAGAAACTATCATGGAAAATCAAAATATCTTAACTATTAAATTCAATACATTAGACGATCTAGCAGTGCAAGTAGCAGATTGGCATGAACGATTAAATCATCAATGCCAAGGCCAATGTATGTCGAAAAAGCCAATTGTTAAAGTAGCGTCAGGCACTAGTCTTGAACTAGCAGAAAATAAACTCGAGGATACATTCAAGAAAGCAATTCAAAAGAGTAGTAAAAAGATTGCAGAAGGGATAACCCAACTTGAAGCTAATGGTTGTAAGGTAAGAATCTTAGAAAATGAAGTGTCAGCGACTACAGACGATGTTCCTGTAACAGATTTCGAAGGTAAGCTAACAAAAGCAAAAAAAGAAGAAAAGGTTGAGCCAGTAGTAGAACCTAAACCTGCTGAAACAACAAAGGTCGAAGAACCGACTCCAGTAGAAACCCCTCAACAAGATACAGAATTAGACGTTGCCGCTGAACCGGTAGATAAAAAAGCCTTTTATAAGGAATTCCGTGAATGGATGGGCGAAGATGGGGTAAAAGCAAAAAAAGCACTTGCAATTTTTAGCAAGCACGGGGTCACTCGTCCGTCTAGCGACTCTTTAACGGATGATCTTATCACAGATTTAAAATCCATCATGGCAGAGAAGGAGGCTTAAATATGGCTAAACAACAATTTAAAAGCCAAGCAGACATATGTAAGAAGTCGTTAGATATATTACATAAAGCAATTGAAATGGACCCGGGTAACGCTGAAGAGTACCAGGCGGGTATTGCATATACAGAGGATGTCATGAAAGCGTCCAATGCGATTGTAAAAGCCTTTGATGTGGTCGAGCCTCCTAAGAAACAAAAGGCAGAGCCTGAGGCGGAGAAAGCTGAAACTAAAAGCAAGAAAACAAAGGCTACGACTAAAAAGTCTAAACCTAAAGAAGAACCAGCACCAGCGGTAGAAGTAGAGCCTGCATCTGTTGAAGAGAAGGAAACAGAAGATCTATTCGCTATGTTTGGTGATTAAAGGGGGAATTCACTGTGGAGATTGTATCCAGTACCTATATTCACAAAATGTTCGATAGCGTAATCCTAGAGGCCCCTTACGGTGCGGAGTATACAACTATTTGCCATCTCGATTGTGGATTTACATTTGGTGGTAGCTGGCAGCGTAAGTATTCCTATCACAATGGATATGTAACTGGTGCTAAATATTATACTTGTCCAAACTGCCATCTATCATCCAATCCCTACGATCATAAGATTTGCTATTCCATTAATGATGAGAAAGTATATCCTGTGACAGCCTATGTAGAAGTTATTAACTATAAATATTTTTTAGATTTAAAGATTAGATACCAAGGTATACAGCTTTTCTTTGATGGTAGAAAAAATGACCACGGAATGTGCACGGAAACATTGCGATTCGACTTTAAAAAACGTAAAGCTACATACATTGATAGATTTAGAGTTCGCCACGAACTCACTGTTGATTATATTCGTGAGAACGAGATTATGCCTGTGCTTAAATTCTTTGGTGCTTCATATGCCATGACAGACTTTAATCGAAAGTTTTTAAATAAAACATTTAAAGCTTTAAGAGTCATGTTTGAAAAACGATTGAAAGAAACATATGGCTATGGGGCTAAGGATATATATGTGTCACCTAGCGCCACTGAAGAAAACGGCTATCACTTCACAATGTTACTCAACATGATTTTGAAATTATCTGCACCGGATATACCTAGTATTGTGAGTCTAATGAGGCAGTACGGGTATTGGACTAATGCTTATAGCATGTATCGATACACCAATATTCCATTTGAAGAGGATGTGTTAACAGCTACAAGAAAGGGTATGAACTTTCAAGCAGCGCTTAGACAGTCGTATAAATCACCCAATAGCAGAGCATTACGAAAGTGTATGGTTGATGATCCATTAAGTGTGATTATGTCTGATGTCCTCAATCTATTCGGTGACGAAAACTGCAGACGTACTATTCTTACACTACAACGCAGCTATGAAAGTGCTTGCCCATATACTGGTAAGCTTCATAACGCTAACGATTTTCGTAAGGCTATGAAGCTAAATACACCTCATTCTAGGGATATGTGGCAAAAACTAATCGAACGCTTCGATGAACCTGCTATATTGCGGTGGTTACTTGGTGAGGATATCCGTGATATAGCAGATTGCGTTGATATGTACGTAAAACTAGGACCAAAATACCATGATATTTTATGGGGAAAACGATTTAAGCTAAAGAAGTTCCATGATGAACTTATTAATTTGTTCAATAAGCAAGAATATGGAGATGTAATATTGCCTGTTCAACCTCAATTACAGGCTGATGTGAACGGAATGCACTTCATGGTTCCTAAGACTGCAGCTGATTTGATGACGGTTGGAAAACAATTAAAAAATTGTGTGGGCTCTTATCGTGGTCGTGTCATGCAAGGACAGACGGCGATTGTAGTTGTCACTGATGATGACATGAATCCTGTGGCCTGCTTAGAACTAGCCATAGGGAAAAAGATAAGAAAAGGACAACCCAAATTCAACCATTTAGTGCAAGCGAAGTTATTTGCGAATACGCAGCTAAAACAAAATAATAAAATTCACTCGACAGTTATGCAATGGGCCAATAAATTACAGATTGAGCCGCACACCATCGATGTGGATGCCACTGTTATATAAAAGGAGAGTCTTATGAAATTAACTAAACTGGAAATACTAAATTTTAAAGGGCTGAAATCATTTGAATTAAATCTAAATGGCGACGTCGTGATTCGTGGTGATAATGCCACTGGTAAAACAACCGTATTTGATTCAGTATGTTGGTTGCTGTTTGGCAAGGATAGCCTAGATAGAGCTGATTTCGAAATTAAGACATTGGATGGTGGCGAACCTATCCATAAAGTCAATCACGAAGTAACAGGCACCTTTACTTTGGACGAAGGGGGCACAGTTGAACTTAAGCGTGTGTATCGTGAAAAGTACTCATCCCCTCGTGGTGGCGAAGTTACCTTAACAGGTCATACGACAGATTATTTTGTCGATGGTGTTCCTAAAAAAGAAAAAGAATACAAAGAAATGGTTAGTTCTCTTGTAGATGAAAATATCTTCAAATTGATTACAAATCCGTTGTACTTCAACGAAACGTATTCCTGGCAAAATCGTCGCAAATTACTCTTAGAAATGTGCGGTGATATCTCAGACGAAGATGTTATCGCCAGCCATGATGAATTAAAAGCTTTAACAGATATCTTGTCTGGTCATAGTGTTGACGATCATAGAAAAGTGATCGCATCTAAAAAGGCAGCTATTAATAAAGAATTGGATATGTTGCCAGTTCGTATAGATGAGGCCCTACGAGGTAAGCCTGAAGTTACTGCTAATCCGGAAGTGTTACGACTTAACATCGATACTTTAAATGCAGATATAGAAAAGTTAGAAAACGATAAGGCGTTATTGCAGAATGGACACTCTCTCGTTGATAAACGTGCTGAATTAAAAAATGTACAACGTAAGATTAAGGCTCGTGAAACAGAACTGCAGATGGAGTATAAAAAACAATGCTCATTGAAGTCTAACGAATATGGTGCTGTTGTAGCTGAAATCAATAGATTGACATCTAAGCTCAAGGATACAAAACGACGTATAGATGACTCAGAAACGTCCATCAATCTTATTCAAGGTGTAATTGGAGAATTAACTATTCAACGAAGTCAGATTAATGCAGAAACATTTGTTGCAGACGTTAATGATCATTGTCCAACATGTGGGCAAAAACTTCCTGCAGAGCAAATTCAAGATGCTTATGCTAAGGCAGAAGCGAATCATAATCTCAAAAAGTCTAAGCAATTAGAAGAGATTGAACGCTCTATTGCTCTGAAAAAGCAGGATATTGAAGGCATCAAAAAGCGTGATGCTAATTTAGAGCCTATTGAAACGTTAGAGGCTCTTATTAAAGCAAAAGAACTCTTAAGGGGAACTATAGCTGAAGAGCTTGAGAAACTAACTGCACCAGTCCTTGATGAGGATTCCGAGTATGCAAGCTTAAAAGCTGAGGAGTTTATGTTGCAAATGGCGATTGACGAAGATAACTCGGATCACTCGGAAGAAATTGCTGAACTCGAGATTAAAATATCAGCCAACAAAACAGAACGCATGAAGCTAGAACAGGAACTCAATAAGTTCGCTGAAATTAAGCGTATTGATATACGTGTGTCTGAACTCGAGACAAAGCAAGCTGAACTATCCGAAGAAAAAATGAAACTTGATGAAGCTTCTTATCTGATGGATGAATTCGTAAAAGCTAAGGTCAATATGCTTGAAGAAAGCATTAATGCAAGGTTCAAATTAGCACGATTCAAGATGTTTAATGTCATGTTGAATGGCAATGTTGAAGAATGTTGCGAAACTACTTATAAAGGCGTTCCATATCGCAGCATGAACAACGCAGCACGCATTAATGTAGGCTTGGATATTATCAATGCATTGACTAGCTATTTTAAAGTTAATGCTCCGGTGTTCATCGATAATGCCGAAGCTGTTACTGACTTTATCCCTGTTAATAGCCAAACAATTAAATTGATCGTTGATGAATCAGAACCTCAACTGGTCGTTAAGGAGGTATAGGTATGACTGATTTACAGATTTTTAAAAATGATACATTTGGCCAAGTTCGTGCTATCGAACAAAATGGAAATCCTTGGTTTGTTGCAAAAGATGTATGCGATGTATTTGGCGCGACAAACAGAAATCGTATTATGCAGGATTTAGATGCAGATGAAAAGGGGTATACGCAAATGAATACCCCTGGCGGAATACAAGAGGTAGCCATAGTTAATGAAAGTGGACTATACCAATTGCTATTTTCGCTACAACCAGCAAAAGCTAGAGGTGTTAGTGATGAATATATCCAGGAACGTGTTAATAAATTAAAAGCATTTAAACGATGGGTCACTCATGATGTAATTCCTAGCATCCGTAAAACAGGGTCATATTCCCTTGCGGTTCCAAAGTCGTTGCCTGAAGCTCTAAGAGCTTACGCCAATGAGGTGGAATCGCACAATGCTACCAAAGCCATCGTTGCTCAACAAGAACAACAGATTGCTGAATTCAAACCGGTTAAGGATTATGTTGATAAAATTCTATCAAGTAAATCTTGCTTAACAATCACACAAATTGCCGCTGATTATGGCATGAGTGCTCAAGAGTTAAATAAAATTTTGCACGAAGCTGGTCTGCAACGTAAAGTCGGTGATCAATGGATTCTCTACAAGCAGCATATGTCAAAAGGCTTCACTAAATCCGAAACATTTACATTCTGCAGAAGCGATGGTCGCTTAGACTCTAAAATCACAACTAAATGGACTCAAAAGGGCCGTTTAGAAATTCATAATATTTTATCTAAATTAGATATCCACGCTGTATGCGAAAACGTGGCATAGGAGGTACATAATGGGTGAAGTAACAAAAGCACAAACTCAAACACCATCGCTTAAAACTATGGTGTCTAGTGAGTCAGTAAAGAAACGTTTTAATGAAATCTTGGGTAAAAAATCAGCGGCCTTTGTGTCTAGCTTGATTTCTGTATCTAATAATAATGAACTTTTATCTAAAGCGGACCCTACTACAGTTATTACTGCAGGCGTGATGGCAGCCACTTTGGATCTTCCAATTAATCAAAACTTGGGGTTTGCCTATATTGTCCCTTTCTACAACAGTAAAAAGAAAATTAATGAAGCTCAATTTCAAATGGGTTACAAAGGGTATATTCAGTTGGCCATGCGCACAGGTCAATATAAGACCATTAATGCTAGTGAAATCTATGAAGGCGAAATTAAACACCACAACAAACTTACAGGCGAATTCGAATTAGGAGAACGAACTGGTGATAATGTAGTTGGCTACATCGCTTATTTCAAGCTAATTAATGGCTTTGAAAAGTATTTATATATGTCTAAAGAAGATGCTGAAGCACACGCAATAAAGTATTCTCAAACATACAAAAGGGGTTTTGGTCTTTGGAAAACTGACTTTGACGCAATGGCTATCAAAACAGTACTCAAACGTTTATTAAGTAAATATGGTATTCTATCAGTCGAAATGCAGAGCATGGCTAATGCAATCTCTGTAGATGGCGCCGTCATTCGTGATAATAATGGCGAGCTCACCCCTGACTTCGAAGGTGAAACAATCGATGTTCAATCAGATGTGGCAGAAACAATCGCTAATAATGCAAATTCTGAAGCCATTGACATCGACGCTGGTCCTGCCAGTGAATTTGTTAATCCGGAAACTGGCGAAGTAGTCAATATGTTCGGTGATTAATTGTGATTAGTATTCAAGCATTCGGTAGTAGTTCGAAAGGGAACTGCTACCGAATCAAAACCTCAACCAATGGTGATGAACTGCTACTGGATGCAGGGCTACCATTTAAAGAAATTCAACGGTATTGTCGCTTTAACTTTCTACACCTATGCGGCACGTTGCTTACACATCAACATGGAGACCATAGCAAGGCCGTAAATGATCTATTAAAGTTAGGTCATCGTGTATATATGCTAAAAGACACTGCAGATGCATTATATGTAATAGGACATCACAAAGCCATCTATATTACACCTAAAGTTCAATTTACGATAGGTAATTTTAGTATTCTACCTTTTGAATTAGAGCACGACGTTCCTAATGTTGGATTTTTGATTTCCGACGGAGAGGAAAAACTACTCTATATTACTGATACCTATTACTGTCGGTATACTTTTAAGAATATTGATCACATTATGGTTGAATGTAACCATTCCTATGAAATACTACACCAACATGTAGAAGCAGGTTATTTAGATGAAAAGCGAATGGAACGGTTAATCCAATCTCACTTTTCACTAGAAAATGTTATTAAATTTCTCAAATCTATGGACCTAACTAAGTGTCAAGATATACGACTACTACATTTATCTGATAGTAACTCAGATTCAGAAACATTTAAGCGAGCTGTTCAAGCTGCTACTGGTAAGTTAGTAATCGTAGAACAAGAAAGGAGTCCTTTATGATTATTAAATCAATTCAATTTAAAGATAACGATATCAGTATTGCCTATCAGAAACCATCTGCCACAGGTCTTACGGATGTATTTACTCTAAAATCCAAAGATGATCCGCGTCCTGAACTTCTGCAAGCATTTAGTAAACTGCAGTCTATTGTGAAGAAGAACTTCGAATTTCTGGAAGAATTTAAAATTCCATTTTTGGTAAACACATTCAAATTTAAGTATGGCGACATTGAAGGTCTTATTAACCAGGTCGGAAGGTATCGTGTCTGATATGAACACTCCTAACGAGTTCAAATTCAAAACAGATTGGTTAAATGTTGAGTATGCAGACTCTACATTCGCTATCTCTGTTCAAAACTTAATCGATGAATGCGTGAAATTTATTATGGGACGTCGAGCCCAGGACAATTTGTTTAACGACAATGAAGAGTGATAGAAATGGCGAAAAACCAATCATACTATTTTAGTCATGACATCAACGCGAGCAATGACCCTAAAATTGCTGCTATGATTTCAGAACTAGGAATGATTTCATATGCCTGGTGGTGGGTATTAATTGAAAAATTGGCCGCGGCAGATGACTATAAATTGCCACTAAAAAAATATACATTCGTTGCTCTGGATAATGAATTAAGAATGAATAATGAACAAATTTTAACAAGTGTTCAACAAGTGTTCAACAAAAATCAACACGTGTTGGAACAAAACTCAATGTGTTCATTTTGTTCATTTTTGTTAATTTATTTGTTGATTCATGACTACGAATTATTGGACTGTGATGACGAATATTTTTGGTCGCCAAGCTTAATTCGAAGATTTGAATTTAAAAAGGTGAAAGAGGAAACTATCCGCGAAAAACGTAGGTTGGCAGGCCTTAAAAGTGCAGAGTCTCGCAAAGCAAAAAAACAAAATTTAACACATGTTCAACAAAATTTAACACATGTTCAACAAAATTTAACACATGTTCAACAAAATCAACTAATAAAAGAAAAGAAAAGAAAAGAAAATAATATAGAGAGAGATACGCGCGCGCGTGAAGATGAAAATCCTCTATCTATGTTTGAAGATGAAGAAGTAAAAAATAAACCCATTTACGAATTGTATATGAAATCAATTGGAGTTGTATCACCTACTATTAAAGAGCGGTTAGATGATCTAGTTGAATCATATGGCAAAGAACGAGTTATTGTTGCTATTAATACCACAGCGGATAATGGTGGCAATAGTATCAAGTATGTTGAAACTGTCACGGCAGGAAATTTAAAGCAGGAGGTGCAAAAGGATTTTGGAGCAAGCAAATGTAACAGCAATGCTAGAAGCGTGTCTCGAAAAAATTCGAGAAAGGACGAACAAGTCGACTGGCAAGCGGAATATGAAAGAGTCCACGGAAAAAAATGAGTTCTTTTATCCAATCTATGATAAACCAGTAGTCATTCAGACAAACGTTAATACCACCTATGCTGCAGTTGGAATTCCTAGGAGATATTACGATATGGATTTTAACTGGTTGCGCAAACACGGTAGCTTTCCAAAAGAGAACGCTGAAGCTTACGACGTGGTTAAAAAGTACTCTGATAATCTGAAAGCTAACCTTGATTCTGGCAAGGGCCTCATATTAAGAGGCCCAGCTGGTACCGGTAAAACATCAATTGCGGTGAGTATCTTAAAACAGGCTATGGCATTAGGCAAAGGGTGCCTCATGATTTCTATGCCTAATTTACTAGATACCATGCTTACATTGTCGAAAGGCGACAATGTAGTTTATCTAAGATTTGAGCAAAAACTGCGGAATATCCCATTACTATTGCTTGACGACTTTGGCGCAGAGTACTCAAAATCTGATTGGGTACCGTCTAAGGTTGAAAGCATCATTATTGATCGTTACAACCGGATGAAACCCATAATTCTTACGACGAATTACAGTGATGCTTGGACCGAAAAGAATTATAGCCAAAGAGTATATGACCGCATACGTGGTGAATATGCGGTGGCTATATTCAATGGAGAGTCACACCGATGAAGCTTTTATTAAGATGTCAGTTCAGGTTTAGAAAGAAAACACATGACAGGTTCCCGACATTGAATGAATATATCGACTGCGAAAGGGGCTCTACTATAGCAGCAGCCGCTATGAAGAAAAAGTGCACTGAGCAGGTTAAAGAACAATGTGTGTCTCAACAGATACAACCTGTTAATGGGAAAGTAGACCTATTGTTTGAATGGCACTCTTCAACCAGGCATGATCCGGATAATGTAGCTTTTGCTAAGAAGTTTATTCTTGATGGACTACAAGCTGCTGGTGTGCTAGAAAACGATAATAGAAAGTTCATCGGCACTATGGCTGATGAGATTATTCAGGATGATGAAGACTATGTAATCTTACACATCACGAAAAATATGGAAATATTTTTATAATTTTAAGAATTAAGGAGATAAATAAATGAGTAACTTACAAGTAAAAGCGATTGAAGCTGCTCGCAAAGTGCTATTAGAAATGGGACATGAATTTGAAGAATTAGAATTCATGTATGTTGTATGGTTTTGTAAAACATTACAAAACTGGAAAGCATTAGTAAGTGGTCCTGGTATTGATGAATATGTAGAAGTAACACACAATGGTGACCGTGATGAGACATATGTTGATGTTTATTGCAAAACTAAAAATGTGTGCATAAAAGATAACTAATGAAAATACTAGATACATGCTGTGGTAGCAGAATGTTTTGGTTTAACAAAGAAAATGAAGATGCTATTTACATGGATAATCGAACTGAAAATACAAGGCTATGTGATGGTAGAAAGCTAATCGTTAAACCTGATATAATCGCAGACTTTCGAGACATTCCTTTCGAAGATGAAAGTTTTTATCTAGTAGTATTTGATCCGCCTCATCTAATAAGGGCAGGAGAGAAATCCTTTCTGAAATTAAAATATGGAAGGCTAGATACAACTTGGAAAGACGACATTAAGCAAGGCCTCTCTGAATGCTGGAGAGTTTTAAAGAAGAATGGGACACTGATATTCAAATGGAATGAGGAACAAATTTCGTTTTCTAAAATTAAAATCTTGCTTCCTTGCGAGCCTGTAATTGGGCAACGTAGAGGGAAAACAATATGGTTGGTATTTTTTAAAAGTTAAAATATTAGTTGTTTATCACTGGTAAAAACAAATTCGGACTAAAACATAAAATAACTTGTAAAGGGGAAAACATATTTGAATGAATATGATATTGAGAAAATCACTAAGTTGGCCACAGAGGTGGCAACCAAAACTTACTATGAATTAGCTAAGCAAGAAAATGCACAGTTAGGTCGTAAACTTCGACACAACACGATCAAGCTATTAAAGCATTATAGTCAATTACAGTCATATGTAGACAATGCTATCTCGGATTCGACACAAGCCGAGGATATATGGCTCAATGAGCTGCTAGCTGATATGTTCGATGACAATAGCATAGTAAGGGTAAATGCCATTGTTAAAAGTAAAGAAAAAACCGCACTAATGATGCGACATGTGAATAACATGCTAGACATCTATGCGGAAAAGTGCAGCGAGAAACAGTTTAAATACTGTGAATGTGTGCGACGTTATTATATCGATGGCGAAACATTAGAAGAAATTGCTGAATCATTCCCTGAAAAACCCGATGTGCGTACTATTCATAGGTACGTTGCAAGGGGAATAGAAGAACTATCTGTACTTCTCTGGGGAGTGATAGGGCTCAATACAAAATTGTCATAAAACTGTCATGGACATGTCATTCTTGACAATTTATAATGATAGTGTGAGTTAATGGGACAACAAATACTATCTCTCTCAACGACACAGTGAAACCTAGAACACTAAAACGAAAAGACCACTTAATCTTTATGGTTAGGTGGTCTTTTTATATGCAAATTTAAGGAGGCGAGGTGAATACGATTGACTGATGTATATTGCGAAAAGAGAAGATGCTTAAACAATGTTAAGGGTTGGTGCAAAGCAAATGGCATTCATATTGATCATATGTGTAAATCGTATGCACCTTCACACTCTTTAATTAAAACTAAAACAGCAAAGGTTCATAAAGAGCGTGGTAAGTACAAACAAAATAAAGGTGTAGTGAAGTAATGAACCTGGGGCGTCCGTTGAAGGGCGTTTTTTTTGTTGCCCAAATTTACATTATCAATATCGATTTTAATTGAGAAAGTGAAAATTTGGAAAAGGTACTTCCTAGAGCAAAAACCGCCGCTGGTCGCCCCCGCGCGATAGGTGTCTCTGTGTAAGAGAAATTTTGCTGTTGAAAGTAGATTGGTAAAAGACAGAAAGGAGATTCGCAATGGCCGACACGAAACCGAGAGTCAAATTCAATACCGCAGGCGATTTGCTCGTATCAAGTGCGCAGCTTTGTGACCTTCTTCGAGTTACACCGGAAATCATTTCGAGACACCACAAAGCAGGAATGCCGAAAGCTGCAACAGGTTGGTGGAATCTTCGAGAAGTACTTGTATATCTCGGACAAGCGAAAGCAGATAAATCTAAAGACCAGTCAGCGGCAACTAGAAAACTGATAGCTGAAGCCGATTACAAAGAGTCCAGGGCTGCACGTGAAAAGAAGATGCTTGATGTGTTAAATGGCGAATACGTATCTCGTGCAGATGTGGCCAAGGAATGGTCCGCTCGTGTGTTGGAGTTAAAATCCTCACTTATTAAACTCGGTAAGAGAGTAGGAAGTGAATTTACTGATCCCGAGGAACGAGCAACAGTGGAAAGGGTGGTGAGTGAAGCTGCCGAAGACTACCTCGAAAGTTACGCGCGTAAAGGCGAGTACACGCCGGAAGTCAAAATCAGTAAAGGCCGAGCCAAAAATTGATTGGTTTCCTGAAGAACTTGACGCATTTAAACCACCTGAGAAATACACCGTATCGGAATGGGCCGACAATTTCAGGGTACTAACTAATATATCAGCTGAGCCAGGGAGATGGAGAACACACAGAACTCCATACCTCAAAGAGCCAATGGATAGATTTACTGACCCTTTGATTGAAAAAATTATACTGTGCTTCGGTGCACAAATTGGTAAGACTGAAACCGAGCTCAATATGATAGGTTATGCGCTAGACCAGACAGCATCTCCGGTCATGATGGTGTATCCAACCGATGCTATCGCTAAATTTGCCAGCGATAAGCGTGTGCAGCCTATGATTAAATCGGTTAAAGCAATTAATGATAAGTTCGACGAGAACAGTAAATTACTGGAGTTAGATTTCAACAACGGAAATTACATGGTACTCGTCGGGGCTAACTCTCCGAGTAGCCTATCGAGTCGATCAATCAAATATCTATTCTTTGATGAAATTGACAAATACCCCGCCTTTGCAGGTAAGGAGGCAGACCCAATCAAACTGGCGACAGAACGCACTAAGACGTTTGTCGATAAAAAAATCGTAATGGTGTCAACTCCTACGGTTGAGTCGGGTAATATTTGGCAGGCGTTCATGAGTGCAAATGAGCGCCGGCAATATTACGTGCCCTGCCCGCATTGTGGCGTGTCGCAGGTCCTCAAGTTTAAGCAGATAAAATGGCCGGACGAACACAACAATAATGTGGACATGATACGTGATACAGCGTACTACGAATGTGAGCATTGCGGCGAACGTATTTACGATAAGCACAAAATGGAAATGTTAAGACGTGGTGAATGGAGAGCGGTAAACGAATCGCAAAGTAAAGTCCGCTCGGTATCGTATCACTTATCGTCGATATATTCGCCGTGGGTCACATTCGGAGACGTTGCTTATGAGTTTAAGAATTCCAAAGGCACGCCAGCTACATTGATGAACTTCATTAATTCGTGGCTAGCTGAACCTTGGAAAAGTTCTAAAACGAAAAGTACGCAAAATATGGAGTTTACCCAATCCAATTATCCGTGTGGCGTTGTGCCAGACAAAGCCGTATTGCTTATCGCTTCAGTTGACGTACAACTTGATCACTTCTGGTGGGAAGTAAGAGCGTATGCTCCAGGTGTTAAGTCTTATCTAATTGATTACGGACAAGCAAGTACATGGGAAGATTTAGAGGAAATTATCATTAACAGAGAATATCCATCAGAGTATGGTGAGCCTCGGCAGGTGATGAAAGCTGGTATCGACTCTGGCTTCAGAACTGACGAAGTATATCAATTCTGTTCAAGATTTCCAGAAGTGTGCATTCCTCTAAAAGGTTCCTCAAATCATACTACGATGACAGCACCATACACAATGACCTCTTTAGAAAAGGGCGTTGTAGGTGGATTGAAGCTATATGTATTAAATACTGATTATTGGAAAGACTTTATATTCGCACGAATGATTAGGCCTGCAGATGAAGAAGGAACAATTCATTTGTACAAAGAATGTCCGCAAGAATACTCTGATCATTTACGGTCGGAGGAGAAGCAGGAAATTAGAAATGTAAAAACAGGAGCCGTAACGGTGCAATGGAAACCGCTTACCAGTCATCCTGTCAATCATTTACTTGATACTTGCACTTACAATGCTGCAGTAGCAGATATTGCGGGTGTTAAATATTTAGTTGAACCAGCTGACTATGAGGAAGCCGAAGAGGTTGAAACCTACGAAGATTACGGCGGAGGCATAGGGAATACTGGCCATTGGTTTAGATAGGAGGTGAACCATGAGCGATGTAAATGAACAACTTGAACGTGTCCGTCAAGTGATTGAAGATATCGAAACTAAAGGATACTCAGAATTACAAATTGGCGGCAAGCGGTTCAAGGCAATTGACTTACCAGTACTGTATGCACGAGAACAAACACTGATGCAACGTGTACATGAGGAGTCAAATGGATATCAAACGGATGCATTCGTAACATGGGGTGGACGATGAATATTATTGATAAAGTAATAGGATGGGTAAGTCCACAACGTGCGTACGAGCGTCAGGTCTGTCGTGATGCACTACGACAATATGATGCACTACGCCAATATGATGCGGCGTCTATGGATAGGTTAAGCAGTGATTGGCAACCAGCATATGGCACGGCCGAACAGCTTGCAACAGGTTCACGTGATATTATTCGCGGGCGTGCAAGAGCTGCAGAAATGAACAGTGACTTAGCTGAGTCGGCTGTTATTGCTTTGTTACGAAATGTAATCGGCGCAGGTATTATTCCACAAGCGAAAGTTAGAAATCGTAACGATAAATTAAACAACGATCTAAATAAGAAAATCGAGAAAGCATGGGCCAAATGGGCCGAACCTGAAAATGCTGACATTAGGGGTATTTCAAACTTCTATGAATTACAAGAAATGGCGCTAAGACGTATGGTGTACGACGGGGAAATTCTAGTCAATAAAACTTCACAGGGCACGTACTTACCATTATCCATTCAGTTGATAGAAGCTGAAAATATCGGCGCAGTAAGTATCACACACGGCAAGAATAACATCATCAACGGAGTTGAGGTTACTGAACACGGCAGGCCAGTAGCTTACCATGTGAGCCAAACGGACCCGATGGGTTTGCGATCCTTTGATACAGTTCGATTAACCACTGACCAAGCATTTTTGTTGTTTAAACCTAAACGGCCTTCACAAATTCGAGGCATAAGCTTATTGGCTTTAGTTTTGCGACGAATACACGATATCGACGAATACATGGATGCGGACTTGATTGCAGCTCGCGTGGCAGCATGTTTTAGCGTTTTTGTAACCTCGCAAAATTCAGCAAGACAAACGGGGATATTACCACGAGATAAAAAAGGTAGACCCAATATTACAATGGCACCGGGTATGGTTAGACATTTAAGTCCTGGTGAATCGATTGAGTTTGCAGACCCCAAACGTAATGCAGGAACTGCAAGCGAATACTCGGCAACTCAGACCAGACGTATTGCGTCCGGTCTTGGTATGAGCGCTGACATCGTAGCGCGTAATATATCTGGGAATTTCTCAGCGGCAAGGCAAAACTTGTTAGAGGACCAAAAGACATTCCGTCAAGTACAGAAATTTGTAATCACACACTTCTGTATGCCGATTTGGAAAGCTTTTATTGACGCCCTTTACTTAGCGGGTGAATTACCTTCTGACTACTTAACGAACAAGGACAAATACCAAGAGGTAGCTTGGCTTGCTCCGGGGTGGTCTTGGATTGACCCCGTTAAGGAAGTTAACGCCAATAAAGAAGCAATCAAATCTGGTCTTACAACATTGGAAGATGTGTGTGCATCATCTGGGCGAGATTGGGAAGAAGTTCTTGAGCAACGGAAACTTGAACAAGATAGAGCTAAGGAGCTTGGGGTTCTACTAGATTATTCCAGTGAGTTGCAACCGCTAACGATGGGCGATGATGACACTATACAGGAAGGAGCTGATGGCTAGTAATGAGTGAACATCAAAAGCGTAGTATTCTTGGTAATTATTGTCGGGAATCTACTATTGACAATGTCGATACCGATAGTCGGACAGTAGAACTATCTTTCTCTTCCGAAACGCCATATGGTCGTTGGTTCGGCGATGAAATCCTTTGCCATGATGAAGAGTGCATCAATCTTGAGCGCTTTAATAATGGTTTAGGGACAGCGTTGTTTAATCATGATCGTGATGTGGTCGTGGGACACGTTGAAAAGGCTTGGATTGAAAACAATCGAGGAAAAGCGCTAGTGCGTTTTGATGAAGATGAACAATCCGACACTATATTTCAAAAGGTACAGTCAGGAACGCTAAAAGGGGTAAGCGTAGGCTATATGGTCAACCGATATGAAGTATTGGAAGATAAGGATACTAAATCCACTAACGGTCGATTTAATGGCCCGGCCTATGTAGTAACCGATTGGGAACCTTTAGAAATCAGTATTGTATCTGTTCCTGCCGACCCAACTGTAGGGGTAGGACGAAGTGCTGAAGAAATTCATACAAGTATTGACATACAGGAGGAAGAAAAAAGTATGGATCCAAAAGATGTTTTAAAAACTGAAGAAGTAAAATCTACAGAGCCAGTTGAAACTGGTATCACACAAGCAGACCTTGCTAAAGCAATGGAAACTGAACGCAAGCGTACATCTGAAATTACTGCATTATTCCGAGACTTCGACGTAGAAGGTGCAGACGAAGCAATTGTAACGGGTGTATCTGTTGACGAAGCACGCGCAATGGTAATGGACCAATTACGCGCCCGTAACAAAGGTGTATCCGTAACAATGGGCGAAGCTGAAACTGACAAGTTCCGTGCCGCCGCACAAGATGCAGTATTAATGGCAGCTGGTTTACCTGTAGCAGAACCGGCACCAGGTGCTAATGAATTGCGCGGCTACTCCATGATTGAGTTAGCTCGCGAGTCCTTACGTCGTGAATGCGATACTAAAGCCAACTTCGGCGACAACATGGAAATGGCACGTGCGGCCGTTAATTCTACATCTACATTCCCGGCAATCATGTCTAACCTAGCTAATAAATCTGTAATGGTTGGTTTTAATGAAGCTGAGACTACATTCCAAATTTGGGCAGGTAAAGGATCTAACCGCGACTTCAAAGAAGCTGCACGCGTGGCATTGTCTGAAGCAGGCAACCTTGAATTAGTACCAGAAGGCGGTCAATTCCAACAAGATGTCTTTGGTGAAGCATCTGCTCGTACTAAAGTTGCTACCTACGGTAAAATCTTCAGCTTGACTCGCCAAGCTATTATTAATGACGACTTGGGTTTATTCTCCAAGATTGCTACTAAATACGGTTCTGCTGCGAAACGTTTGGTAAACAAAATGGTGTATGCTCAATTAACTGGTACGGTTAAAATGCAAGACAATGTAGCTTTGTTTGATGCAAAACATGGTAATGTTGCTACAACTGGCGAAGCGTTGTCTCTTAAGGCAATCGCGAAAGCAATTACTGCTATGCGTCGTCAAAAAGGCATTACTGGTGCGGCTAACTTGAATATTACTCCTAAATATTTGGTAGTGCCACCTGAATTGGAAGTAACTGCATATCAAATCGTTAACTCTACAGCTGCAGTGGACGGCACAAATTCTGGCGTAGTTAACCCTTATAAAGGTCGTTTCGTAGTTGTAGCTGACGCAGAATTAACCGACCCAGATGCATGGTACTTGGTAGCCGATGCAAGTCAACATGACACTATTGAAGTAACTTACTTGAATGGCGTTGAAACTCCTCGTCTTGAAACACGTCAAGGCTTTGATGTTGACGGCATTGAATACAAAGTAGCATTCGATGTTGGTGTTGACGCTATTGACTTCCGTGGTCTTTATAAAAATGCTGGTAAATAATTAGGGGGTAACTTATATGATGACACAATTCGTAATGGAAACCGATCGTATCAACTTCACAGCGACTGCTGCAGTTAAAGTAGGCGACATTGTAGAAGTTGGTAAACTCCACGGCGTTGCACTTACTGATATTGCTAAAGATGAAGTCGGCGCTGTAAAAGTAACAGGCATATTTAAAGTAGCTGCTAACAAAGCTGATACTTACGCTGTTGGTGATTTAGTTCAATTCTTAACAGACAAAGCAGTAAAAACTGGTGGTAAAGTTCTCGGCATGGCCGTAGAACCTAAAACCGCAACACAGGAAACTGTTACAGTAATGTTGTTACAACCTACTGCGTAAATAATTACAAAGCGCCCTTTTTGGGCGCTTTACTTTTTGTGAGGTAGAAATAATGCTGAAATATGATGATAAAGCGCTACTATCTGTATTCGGCGAAAAGATTACTTACAAAGGTCAGTCCATAAAAGCTAGTGTGGAAATTGGCGAATATGACGGCAAGGGCTCCGGATTTGTCGATAAGGCATTAGCTGATAAAGCTCAGATTTGGGTGCGTGCTAAGGATGTTCCTGAACCACGATCAAAAGACGAAGTGTATATCAATGGCGAGAAATGGTACGTTGATCACATTTCCAGCTTTGACGGTACGATGTACTGCATCGAGATTGTCCATAACGTGAGGGCGGTGAGACCGTAATGAGTAATGAACCTATTACGATTACAGACACAGCCACGCCGTATCTGAATTTCATTGCAGAAACCAAGCCCGACTGGATGCGTAAAGCGTTAAAATCCACGGGATGGATGATGCAAAAGGAAATTAAAGAAGGCATCAGATCAGGTGCACCAGGCGGACGTAAGTATCCTAACTTCATGGCACCGGCACGACGTGCTGCATTTGAGTCAGCATTCGGTGCGAAACTTCGCAAAGCATACCAAAGTGGAGGACGAGCCGAACGGGAAGCTTGGGGCTCAAAATCGCGAAATGCCTTACTTGATATGGGCATTAGCGCCAGGACAATCGGATACAGTCCTCTAGGTAAGCTATCGAATGCAGTCGGGTATCAATATGACAAGGGCAAGCAATCCGTCCGAGTTGGGTGGTTATCTAATTCGGCTAAACGGTTAGGTGAACGCATCGAGGAAGGTTACACCAAGCAGATTACAGAGCCTATGCGCAAGAAGTTATTTGCTGCAGGTGTACCGCTACCTAAAGGAAAATCGATGTTCAAAATTCAGCCACGTCATACTTACGGCCCTATGAAAACCGCACTACAGCCTAAACTTAAACCTTATATCGAGGGTAAGATAGGCGACTACGCTATTTATGGCCCGGCAGCACAATCTGCGTCGCGACGGAACTACAAGGTAAGGTGATTTGATGCAACAGACAATTCCAATGTCACGTATCGTCAATCGATGGGCTGAAGCCTTGTCGACGGATGAGGCGTTGACTAAATTTTGCAACGACAAATATGGAAAGCCGGCGCAACTATATGTCGGTTATGACGATGTAGATGCACCACTTGAAGAGGATTGCCCCTGCATCATATTACTGCCTAGTAGTAAAAGCGAAGGGCTGGCAGATACTTACACATACTCTTTAATGGTCGTATGGGGTATCGTCCATAAAGGGGCGACTCGTGATAAGAATATTATTCGATATGATGGGGCGCTAGAATCAGATAACCTCGGGCAGTTAATTATTGAATGCATTTGTAAGGTGAATCCGGCGTTCCCAGTAATCGACATTGACTATGAACTTGATAGCATGAATTGGCGTCCGGTGTTCACTGGACGTTTAACAGCTACTATAGAAATCCCGCATGTAATCGGTGGGAATATTGAATATTAAAGGAGGAAATGCATATGGCAACAGCAAAACGTGCACAGGGCTCTCAGTCCCATGTGGCGATTGCGTTTGAGTCGGACTTTGGTACAACGCCAACTACTGGCGGTGTCATCACTCCGATTATTTCTAGCTCCGTGAAAGCTAGTCAAAATTTAAACGATTCCACCGTAATCCGTGGCGATCGTAATCCTGCAGCGCCATTCCGTGGCAACATTGACACGTCTGGTAGTTTAGTCGTACCTGTTGGTGTAATCGATATTGGTTACTGGTTAAAAGCTGCATTTGGTCAACCGACTTCTAACACAACTGGCCAAGCGCCAAATAAGAAGTCTGAGCATGTGTTTAAAATCGGAAACACAATGCCGTCGTTAACTATTGAACAGGGCTATCCTGATGTTAACGTGTTCCAACAATTCGCAGGAGCGCGAGTTAGTAAATTAGGCTTTAAATTCGGCGGCGATGCCGAATTAACTGCATCCGTTGATGTGATGGGCTGTAAGGAAACATTAGCGGCCACTACATTTGATGCTGCAGCAAAAGCAGTTAATTTCCTACCATTCCAAAATCTTAACGCAACTATCAAAGAGGGGGGCGTTACTGTGGCCAATATTCTAAGTTGCGATATCAACTTTGATTTTGGCTTGGATGGTGATTCTTACGCTATTGGCGGTAAAGGCTTTAGAACATACATCGACCCAGGTATTGTGTCAATTTCCGGTACGATTAAAGCGTTCTTCCAAAATAAGGACCTTTTAAACAAAGCGGTTAATGGTACAGAATCCAGCTTGGAATTGCGACTTGAACAAGATGACTGGTCGCTTACATTCAAGTTGCCCGAACTTGTGTACGAACGACAATCTCCAGGCATCGATGGTCCTCGTGGCGTCAATATTGAATTGCCATTTAAAGCATACTATCGTGCAGATGCTGGTCGTTCCGCATCCATCATTACATTAGTTAACAATCAAGAACAATACTAGGAGGTGCCAACATGGCATTTGAAGATATCAAAGTAAGAGGCTTAACATTCGCTGAACGTGGTGAATTAATTAAATCTGGTTTAGACCCATTGTATACCCCAGTTCCGGAAGAAGCACCGGATACAGAACGCCTATTACGTTCTCGTGAGCTTGCGCAATGGATTATGCAGCACATCTACGGATTGACTGAAGATGAAATCAACGCAGCACCAGACAATGATCTTATGGAAATTGCGCTTGATACGATGCGTTTTACGCACGAAAAAAAGGCTGAAATCGAAAAAAACTAATTGATGCGTGGAGTTGGCTCAACTCTGACAAACCAAAATACTGCTCTGATTGTATCAAGATGCAACGTGAGACTAAACAGAATTTTGATTGCTCGGAGTGTGAGTTTAATTCCCCGCATCAATTAGATGGAACACGGCAAGCTATGCGAGTATACAACGCTAGTCGTATGCAGCGACGATGGCATTCAGGCGGTATTGCAGGATTCGATATGCCAGCGGTATTAGAAGTGGCGAAGGCTTACGGCATTGAGCCACTACCGCACCTTATCGACTTACTCGTATTGTTAGAGGCTAAAGAATTGGAGGTGGCGCACAAGGATGGCCAATAATTTAATTGATATTGTTGTTCAGCTGACCGACAAGAACACCGAAGCCGGACTCAAGAAAATTACAGCTAGTGCCGAAGGCGCCAAGTCCGCCCTCGGTAAAATGAAGAATGATCTCATGGCAATAGGTGCCGGTGTTGGCGTAGTAGGCATCGGTGCCAAATTGGCCAAAGAGGCTATCCAGTGGGATGTAGCTGTTAAAAAACTATCCGGTATCACCGGTGCTACGGCAAAAGAAACCAGTGAACTATTAGCCGTGGCCAACTATATGGGCGTTGCTATGGAGGATAGTGCTGGTGCATTTGCTAAGTTCTCCAAAAATGTCGGAGCGGCTAAAGAAAAAATGGAAGTCGCTCGGGCAGAGGGAAAACTCAGTACTGATATATTTAGCAAATTAGGCTACACGCTTGAAGATATTCAAGGTAAGAATACTGTTGAAGTGTTTAAGATGATACAGGAACGTCTAAGAGGAATGAAGGACGGGGCTGAAAAGACTCGTGTCGAAATGGAACTCTTTGGACGTACTGGGTATCAGATGCACGCTATGCTCAACATGTCCGCTGAACAGATGGACAAGGTGGCTGAACGTGCCAAAGCAATGGGACTTATCATCGATGATGATGCAGCATCTAAGTCCGCAAAGCTAAATCGGGAATTAAAGGATTTAGAGAATACAGGGAAAAGGCTTGCAGTATCTATCGGCCATGAGTTGGTTCCTGTATTTAACGACTACGCAAAAGGCGTATTAGACGTTGCTAAGGAATTTGAGTCAATGACTGCCGAGCAAAAGGAAGCTATCGGCGGAATTGTTAAATTCGGTGCTGAAGCCAGTGCAGTGATCATAGTCATGAGGTCGCTAACCAGTGCACTCGGATTTATGCGATTGGCCACACTTGCTGCAGCTGGCCCTTGGGTAACATTAGCTACGGTAATTGGACTTGCTGGGAAAGCATTACTCGATTTTCGCTACAACGAAAAAACATCCGGCTCTTATATGGGTGTAGATGTTGACGGGAAGCGTATTCACAAGAATACGAACTCAACAACAGGCCTGTCTGACAAGTTTAGGGAATCACACGATACTCGATATTGGATTGAGGATAGCGCGTGGCTGGGGCTTGTAAAAAATGACCGCTTAGCTACAAAAGAAGAAGGCGCTAGAATCGATGCGGCTTTGAAGCAAAAAGAAGAGGCGGATGCTGCAAAAGCGAAACTTGATGAAGAACTTGCAAAAGCGAAAGAGGATATTGCTAATGGCGGACTAACGAATACCGAAGCCATTAATAAAGCGAATGAGGAAGCTGCAAAAGCGGCCAAAGCTCAAGAGCAGGCTGCTAAGAAAGCTCAACAAGCGGCCGAGAAGTTAGCAAGCGCCGTAGAGCGTATGTCTGAGTTGTATCGGTCTCTTACTTTGCAGAGCTTACAAATTGACGGCAGTCAATACGAAATCGATAAGTTAACTGCTAAGAATCAGTATGAGTCAAACGAAAAAAATATTCGTGATATTATCCGATCCGTTTCAAGCTTGAATAGTGGTGCTATAGGACAAGCCGCAGGTGTACTAGACGCAGCTAATGAGCAATTAGGCAAGGCATACAAGCTAGGAGCAGATGGTACCTGGGCAACAGATTGCGGAAAGCTATTCTCTGATGCGGTTAAGCAGTCACTAGGGGCGGACGTACCCCGTCGAGTCGATAAGCTATGGCAAGCGGCTGCTGCTGTAGGGGCTTGGCACCCAGAAGGTGACGGATACATTCCTAAAGCCGGCGATGGTGTGGTTGTACTTGGTGATAATCACATTGTTATTTCAGACGGGAACGGAGGATATACTGGCGCTAATTCAAGCACTGGTGTAGTTGCTAAGCCATCTGTTACCGCCGATTTCGGACAAATCACCGGATATATTGACACAGCTAAGTATGCAGGCGCTGCATCAAGCGCCACTGCTGATTCTGCAGGTAGCGCAGAGAATGCTAAGAAACTAGCTGAGTCTAACTTAACTGCTCAAGTTAGAGCTAAGAATGAGGAGTTGTATCAAAAGCGATTAGCTGAGGCACAACGCAATCAGACTATCCGTGTTCGTAAGATGAACGAGGATATTAAGAAACTCGATCTTGAACGTACAGGCGACCGCTTGCAATTACTAAAAGCTGAAGCTGAAGCGCAAAAGGCCCAAATCGACGATAATGTTCGTGAGTACACTAAAGCCGTAGGCGATAAGGAACTCGCTGAAAAGAAAGCTCAGGCAGAGCGCCTAAAATTGGCATCTGATACTGAGCAGAAAATCAGAGAGTTAGCATACACTCAAACGAGTGAAACCGTTGACCACTTAACTAATATGGTTACTCTTGGTAGATTGTCTCGCAGTGATGCGGATGCACTACTTGCTGAAGAGTTAAAGACTTATATTGACTATGCACGTAGTGAAGTCAATGAGGCCCAGTTAACGGCTACTCAAAGACTGCAAATTGAAAAGAACCTTGTTGAGGCCCAACAAAAGCTATGGGAGCTGGCAGGTCGTAGTCTTAAAACAAGCTTACAAGAAGCCGCTCGGCAGTATAAGCAAGAGACTACTAACTATGCTGACTTAGCGAAGTCTACATTCGATAGCACAATGAACTCTATCAACTCAACATGGACAAATAATCTCGAGGCTATGGCAACAGGAACGAAGTCCTTTAGTAAAGGCATTAAGGACATATTCAAGGATATGACAAATGCCATTATTAAGATGATGATTCAGTTAACGTTCCAGCAATATGTCATGCCTAAGTTGCAAGGATTATTTGGTGGTGCAGTAAGTGGTATTGGCTCACTAGGTGCTGCAAAAGGGACATCGTCCTTTGCCGGCGGTAGTTCGTTTAGTTCTGCATTTACAGGAAATCGATTCGCTGCCGGAGGAAAAACGAATCCAGGGATTATGTTGGTTGGTGAAAACGGACCGGAACTATTACAGTCCTCTGGATCGCACCGCATTTACACTGCGAGCGAAACTCGGCGGCTAGTAGGTGGTGGAGCTGCAAGCAAAGTTATTGTCAATATTATTAATCAATCTGGGCAACAACTTGATAGCCAACAACAAGAAACTAAGTTCGATGGCGAACAAATGATAGTTGATGTAGTTGTATCAAGTCTTATGACAAACAAAGGAGGTATGCGGGATGCAATCAAAGCAGCCGCAGTATAGCGTATGTTAGAATTTCCAAACATAAGATATCCGATATACCCTATCGATGAAACTACACCTGATGTTAGTCGTAAAGCACAGGTTGAAAATATGACGGTGCTTACACATCGTAAAACTACAAGAGCATTACGATCATATTCAGTGAATTATAAAATTCCAACTACAGAATATATTCGTCTGAGACATTTCTTTGACCAAGTAAATACCGCAGAGATATTTCTGTGGACACACCCAGAAACCTTAACGAAGATAAGAGTTAGGTTTGCTGACCAACTCCACTTTTCCGCTAGTGATTATGATATATGGAATGGTTCTATTCAACTACAGGAGGTTTAGATGTTAACGCTATCAACTGCATCTATCATCGAAAAAAATAAGATATCCTCCACTGGAGCATGGGTAATGGCTATTGAGCTTCATCATCCAGAAGGGAATATCTTCCTCGTGAATAACACAGAGGACTTAACCCTAGCCGGGAAGAAGTATACAGCTTTCCCCTTCAAGCTAGAGGATATTAACGAGGACACTAAGCAGATGCCTAACGTTAAACTCTCTGTAGCAAATGTAACCGGGACTATCCAAAGGTTAGTAGAAAAGAATAAAGGCCTCACAGATTGTGAGGTCAATATTCGAATATTCAATACTAACTTACCGGACATCATTGAGCTAGAAGAAACGTTCATCATTAACGCATCTCAATCTAAAGCAGACTGGGTAGTGTTCACTTTAGGCACAGACTTTTCGTTCTCTCGCAGGTTCCCACCTGTTCGAGTAATGAAAGACTACTGTCCTTTCAAATTTAAGTCTGTAGAGTGCGGATATAAAGGGTACGCACAATCATGTAACAAAACTCTAAAACGCTGTCGTGAGTTAAATAACAGCGTAAGATTTGGCGGTGAGCCAACAATACCACAAGGGGGCTTATATGCGTCTAACTCTAAATAACCTAATAGGTACTCCGTGGAAGGAGTTGCCTTGTTGGGAGCTTGTGGTAGAGGTGTACAAGAGAGCCGGTATTCATCTTAGTCCATACGCAACGTATTGGCCAGATATGAACTCTCCTTGGCACGAAGTCAAGGAACCGGAAGTAGGGGACATAATTGTCATGAACCTCTACAGTAATAACGCTGATCATATCGCGGTATATGTAGGCGAAGGTAAGATGATACATTCCACCGAATATGCGGGGGTATGTATCGTACCAATTGACAGATTAAGAAAACGTATATTAGGAGTGTACAGGCACAAGGAGGCTCAAAATGATTAGATTAGTAATTGCTCGAAACCCATTCGACTTTACCACTAGACAAGAGACTCTTGTGCCTTTTGTTGATGGTAAAAAGCTTAACCAATATTTCACTGAACCAGGTGAATGGGTGTACTCCATTAATGGTGAGTTAGTAGATGATACCGCATCACCTACTGATGAAGCCTATGTAGTGGTTTTGCCTAAACTTGAAAAGCAAGTACTTGGTATTCTGTTATCTATCGGGTTATCTATTGCGACTGCCGGCATTGCTTCCGGCGCTGTATTTGGTATTACTAGCGTATTAGGTCGTACGTTGGCAGCAATGGCCATCGGTATGATTGGTAATACGATCATATCTAAACTAACTGCACCTAAGACAGATAGCTCTAATACCGAACAGTCCGCTACTTATGGGTGGCAAGGTGCACAGACTATTATTGGCCAGGGGCACCCATTAGCTATTACCTACGGCAAGTGTAAAAGTGCCGGTATGCTCATCTCTCGCCACGTAACAAGTGACGGAAGTAAGCAATATCTTAACCTATTATACTGTGCCGGGGAGGGCCCTATTGACGCTATAACAGATGTCAAATTAAATGGTAACCTTATTGGTAACTATAAGGAAGTTCAACTCGATGTAAGATTTGGTACAAATGACCAAGAGATTATTCCTAACTTCAATGATAACTATGCTGACCAACCATTGACGTATGAGCTAACGAATGATTGGTCTATCCATCAAACACAAGGTAACTTATCTACCGCACTAGAGGTTACTATATCACTTCCTAATGGTTTGTACTATTCAAACGATAAGGGCGGACTTAGTGAAACCTCAGTCACTATTGAAGGTGGTTATCGTAAAGTAGGTTCCGCAGAGTGGATACCACTGCCGATTAGTAACAATGGTGGCCAAAGTGCCATGCTAGAAAAGACAGATAATCGCTGGTTCAAACGCAACAGCCATTCAAGAACGGCTATCGACAACAATCAATATACCGGTGTTATCAAGGATAGTTCAAATAAAGCTATCTATCGCGTGTTCCGGTTCGATGTGAAAGAACCAGGACAGTATGAAGTCCGTATGCGGTGTGCACACAAGGATGGTAACTCTAACCGCCATGTGAACAAAGTATACTGGTCACAGTTAACTCAGATTGTATATGATGACTTCATTCATCCTGGCAAGGTACTTATCGGTATTAAGGCACTAGCTACTGACCAATTAAATGGTAATGATCCAAACGTAACATGGATACAAGAGCGTAAAACAGTATGGGTATTTAATACCTACACTGGAGCGTATGAGTCTAAATCGGCTAATAATCCGGCGTGGGCTTGCTACGATATCCTTCATCATTGCCGTAAGATTGGTGATGAGTATGTAGTTAAAGGGGCTCCTCGTGAACGCTTCGTATATGATGCATTTAAGGCATGGGCTGATAAGTGCGACGAAAAGCATATAACATTTAACTACATTTATGACAACGCTAGCCAAGTATGGGATGCACTTAAATACGCTGAGAATGTAGGTAGAGGTAAGGTAATACCTTTAGGTACTCGGTTTAGTTGTATTTACGATTATGCTGCTACGCCTACTCAGTTGTTTACTGTAGGCAATATCAAGATGGACTCCTTTATGGAAGAATTCCAAGCCACATCATCTAGGGCGAATGCTATCGAGGTATCCTTCCTCAATAAAGCTAAGGACTATGAGCGTGACGTACTTCCTGTGTTTAGTGAAGAGTATGACGTAACTACATCTCTTGCTAGTCCAGCGCAAGTCGAACTCATGGGATGTGTGGATGTAGACCAAGCCTACAATTACGCTAAACACTATTTAAGGGCGAATAAGTATGAAGTGCGCACTTGTACCTTCGAAGCTTTCACAGACGCCATAGCGTGCACAATAGGAGATGTAATTCTACTACAACACGATGTGACGGACTGGGGACAAGGCGGTCGTATAGAGTCTGCTGTAGGCAATAAAGTATACCTTGATAGAGAGGTTACTTTTGAGCAAGGCAAGGCCTATCGGCTCATGGTACGCAACGCTAAAACAGATGTATTAGAGTCTTACGATGTAACTGGGGTGACTGGTAAAACTGTAACGCTTGCTAATAATGCGGTTATTCAGACTGACGATTTATACACCTATGGTGAGGCAACTAAGGAAGCTAAGCCGTTTAGGGTATTATCCATTAGCAAGTCCAATTCTGAAATGACACGTAAGATATCCTGTATCGAATACTATCCAGAGTTGTACGCCGGTGATGATGGATCAGTGCCAATCATCGACTACACAACAAAGTCTGACGTGATTAAGGTTATTAACTTAGTATTACTTGCTGACGTTAAGACCTTAAAGGACGGCACTGTACTCTGTGATATTAATGGTACTTGGCAACTACCAAGGGATAAAGTGGCCAAGAATATCATTGTATTTTACAAGCCTGTAACGACTAAGGAATGGCAACAGTTCAAGGTGTTAGATGGTAGCGCTACTAGCGTAACCATTCCAAGCGTAGCAACTGACGTCAACTATGACGTAAAGATTGTATGTACCAATAACGCTGGTGCTGAATATGAAGGCGTAGAGCGTGCAGTGTATGTGAGTGGTAAGGAAATACCACCGGCAACACCTAAAGGCTTCAAGGTGACTCAGGATGCAGTCAATAGTAGTGTACTTCACTTATCATGGGAACCTAATACAGAGGCTGACCTACATGGATACACGCTATATGACGGTAATGATGTAGTCCTAATTAAACATATAGGCGGTACATCTTACTCGTATTTCATTCCAAATACTGGTAATTACCAGTTCAAGCTATCAGCTGTTGATACATCCGGTAATGAAAGTGGTAAGGCTGAGGCTCGTATCACTGCAACTGTATCCGCTGAGAGTGTGGCTACACCAAAAGCACCGGATCGCGGTGATGTAACAATCGGTAAAACGATCGTTGCAGCATGGGACCCAGTAGAGAATACCTACATTGATTACTACGAAGTGAGACTTGATAGTAACGTTGGCCAAGCTAATAATAGACTGGCCAAGACTACAGACATTCGCTCTGAAATTAAGTTATCGGCTCGTAGAGGTGCGGTGTTCGTTTATGCACACAATCCAGTTAAAGGATACGGTCCGGTTCTTAGACTTGACTATAACGCACCTGTTCCTAGTGCTCCGACCAATGTCAAAGTAAAAGGTAATATCACAGGTGTTAGCGTGGTATTTGATAGCATACCGGATACTTGTATAGGGGCTAATATTTACATCGGTACAGAGAAGTATTTCGTTACTACAAACGTAAATATAATACCTCATGATCCAGGTGTATTTGATGTTAAAGTCGCTTACGTTGATGTGTTCGGTGAAGGTGCATACTCCAATATTATTGGTACATCAGTACCAACTAGTATTGACCCGGCTTTAATCAATAAGGAAGCCCTTGGAATTAAGGCTATGGACGATAAGATTAAGGAGCTTACAAAGACTGCTAATGAATATTCAACCCAAGTACAGAACTTAACCATTAATATGGCTACTCAAATTAGTCAATTAGCAGATGGGGTTGACTTAAAATTAAAAGCATTGAACGGCGATGAGATAGTCAGCCGTATCAATCTAAGTTCTACAGGAACAAAGATTGACGGTAAGTTACTTCATGTAACTGGTGATGCTCTGTTCGACAATAATATCATTACCAATAAGATGTTATCTGCCAATGCAATCACTGCTGATAAGTTAAACGTCAACAATCTAAGTTCTATCTCAGCTAACTTAGGTGAAGTAACAGGTGGTAAGATTATCGGCGGTACGCTCCAAAATCAAAACGGCACATTCAAAGTAGACTCTAACGGTAACATCGTAGGTGCCAATATTACAGGCTCACGTATCGACGCTCAATCCATCATGCAAGCCGGATTTAAAATCAGGAACATTGACGTACAAGTCTATAAGGTACGTCATGGTGACTGGTGTCCATTGCCGGAAGGATTTAACGAAAGTCAATGTACATTCGTACCTGTTGGGTATATTCAAACAGAGAGTTACTGTAATGCAAGTAACTCCGGCAGACCTTATATACCTAAAAATACAGATGATGGAGCATCAATCATTGGTGAACGTATTACTTTTGATAGATTTAACCAACAAAAACACAGATGGGTTGGTAGTTGTGATTTGTATCTCCGTACTAATCGCTCTAGGAAAGTTAATATCGGCATTAAAGGAAAACGTCAAGCTATCGTCGAGTCGAGATATTTAGACATGTCAACATCTAGTAGCGACGGAAGTAATCCTGGATTCAAAGACGTTGAATGTTATTCCTATGGAGAACTATACGTATTAGCTATTGCACGACAATAAGGAGGTTCTATGGTCGAGCAGGATTTAACGCTACACACAGGGAGCGATTTTAGTTTTAGTTATGTCGTTCCGCAGGATAGTGATTTGAATTTAGGTAGTTATAAAGCGGCGTGCAAAATTCGCAAACGCCCCTATGGAGAGGTGATATTAGAACTACAACCAGTAATTGAAAGCAAGCAAGTAACATTTCTTATATCAGGCCAAGAGTCAGCAAATAAGCATATATCTGGTGGCGACTATTTATACGACGCATTTATTTACAACGATGAAAAGTGGCTAAAGCTTGGTCAGGGTACGATGACAATCATACCAGATATTTCTATGCATAATTAAGGAGGATTACAATTATGGCAGACAACACTTTAACAGTTAAATTTGACAAAGAAACAACTTTACCTTTATTAGAAGGGTTAGGCAAAAGCGCCTACGCTATCGCAGTAGCGCACGGATTTCAAGGCACAGAGCAAGAATGGTTAAAATCACTACAAGGTAAAAATGGAGCTAGTGCGTATGAAATCGCAAAACAGAATGGATTTCAAGGCACAGAGCAAGATTGGTTGAAATCCCTTGTTGGACCAGCTGGAAAAATCAATGGAGATTATCAATTGCTTGAATCAGCTCAATTATTGCGACAAAAAAATATCTATTTGCCGAATTCGAACATTGACACCGTAATTGCCAAAGTTATCGAAGTGCTCGGTGATAAAATTAAATACACGCCTAAACAACTTGAATATGAGCAACCTAATGCTGGCCAAACATTCATTGATCTCAGGGGAGAACCACATTTTAAAGTATCCATTAATAATGGAGAAAAGAAAGAATTTGAATCCGATAATATGCGTGTTAATATTGAACCGTTTGGAGCGATTGATATTAATATCACATACTACGATTTAAACGGCCAAGAATACAGCCATTTAATTATTCGAAAAACAGCGCCATCTACGGATGATGTGTATACTGCATCTAACGGCGTAGTGTACACAAGATACGGCAATGAGTTGGAAATCAATGTATCCGAATATGACGGCACAACTCCGTTTAAATTCGTTCCAAAATGGGGCAATGCTGGGCTTACTAAAGTGTCGATTAAGTCAGACAAAAAAGTGATGTTGTTATTAAATAGAGATAGTGTCGTTGATGATACAGGCAATGAGCGAATCACTTCAACTGGCGTCATTGTAGTTGATTACCAAAATGTGTCCTTTAAATTAACAGAACAAATACATGCGTTCTTGTTAATTACTGGAGAAGGATTTAGTCAAACAAGTTGTGCTCTTAATAGTGATAGAACTTATATTATTTGGAACGACGCCACTAAACAATATACAAGTAGCGCTACGGAAAATGTGTAAGGGGTTAATAAAGGGAAATAAATGCAAGAATTAACAAATTTCATGAGCGAGGCCTGGCGAATGATAACTGAGTCATTCGCCATGAAGGCTCTGTTGGCTGTGGTGGCTGAAGTCGGTATTTATATATTAGGGTTAAAGCATATCCAAGTTTTAGGGATCTTTATTTGTCTTGTATTTTTAGATCTAATAACAAAATGGGCTGCTATCGGTTATCAAATGTTGCTAGATTTAGGCGCTAGTTCAGAGAATATTAGCGGCTCGGATAAGTATATCGCTATTCCTGCCGCTTGGGGGAAAGGCTTAATCAGCTCAAAGCATATGCGAAAGCCCTTTGTTACAAAAGTGCTCACTTATTGTTTAGCAACTGCTGCAGCATGGTGCTTTGATTTCATGGCTGGGAACTATGCTTTTGCGGTCAATCTAGTATGGCTGTATCTTGGCTCTGTTGAGTTTTTGAGCATTCTCGAGAACATGCGAGACGGCGGAAACAGCACAGTAACAGGGTTATTAGATATAGTCCACTCAAAAATTGACATGATTTTAAAAAAATAATTAGGTATTGGCTGCATTCGTAAAGGGTGCAGCCTTTTATATTGGGGGTAAAAACTATGAAAATTGGCGAATATTTCGATGATTACGAATTTGCTTGTCATTGTGAGCGTCATGAGGTTGATGAAAACGGCCATAATGTGCTAGATCACATCATAGACAAGCGACTTGTAGATGTATTAGACAAAATTCGTGAACGCTTGGGCGTGCCTATTACAGTAACAAGCGGCTATCGTTGTGAGGCTCATAATGAGGAAGTCGGAGGCGTGCCTAACTCTTACCATACACAAGGCGTAGCCGCCGACATTACCTATGACGGCATTAATGTTGATTATCTTGCACAAGTGGCCGAGGAGTGCGGTGCAGATGGCATTGGCTGTTACTATCACCAAGACTTCGTACACGTTGACGTAAGAGGGTATGAAGCACGTTGGAATGACCTTGATTAAATAGGGGGCTAGATATGTATGAAAAATTTACGAACTACATCAATGCGGTTAAATCTCAAATTACTGTTAAGCGGTTTATTATTGGTGCTATTGGCCTTTTGCTCGTCTATCTCATTGGCAGCCTCGCAAGTGGATACTTTGAAACAAGAGCCGACTATAAACGTACCTTTGAGCAGCTGGAACGAACTCAAAGGGCGCTTGATGAAAGCAGAATCCTCAATCAACAGCTCAAAGCAAGCATTGCAGCAAGCCAACAACTTAACAGCGACGCAGGGCGACGAATTGAGCGAGCTCAAAGCTATCAACAACGAACAGGGGAAGGAATTGAGCGCCTTGAAAGCAATCAACGAGAAACAGGCGCAAGAATTGGAGAAAGCCTCGAACATCTCGACGAAGCAAGAGGAGAAATTGAACGAGGTCTCGAACTCATTGGAAGAGTTGAGAGAGCAAATCAAGCGCAACAAACGAACCGAGCAACGCCTTAAACAACAACGCACCATATGGGGTGTAGTGGCTGGCGTGGTTACAATAGCGGCAGCTGTTAAATAATATGGAGGTGATCCATTTATCTACTGACCATGAGCAGGCGGACTCATGGATTGACTATTGAATATGTAAAAGACCCTACGGAAATTCATCCGTAGGGTCTTTTTTTCTTTGAAATTCTTAAAAAAAACTTGCAAATAACACGATAACGTGTTATAATAAAACCATAGAAAGGAGGTGAAAAGTTGAAGAAGAAAAAGAAGTGGTTAAAGTGGCTACCACCTTTAGTAATCGCAATTATACAGCTAGTCACGGCGGTGATAACGGCGATGAACAAGGAGTAACCACCAGGAGCCCGAAAGGGCTCCTACCATCTCTCTTTCATTATATCAACTGAAATATAATGATGGCAAGACTAACATTAATAATCAGTGTAGTAGCACTAATTTTATCAATCTATAATTTATTAGTAGTTCTAAAGGTGATTTAGATGAAACTCAAAGACGTAATGACAACACAAGAAGCAGGCGAGAGATGGCGTGTGCCAGCAGACTCAATCAAACAGTGCTGCTTGGGGAGATACGCCAATAAGCAATTTACTACTGAGGAGTCTAGAAAGTCAGGGAAGTCATGGCTTGTCACCGTTGCAGGCATGACAAGATTATACGGGGAGGAACCTAAAATGTTAAAAGTCTATAGCTTAAATGCACAAAAACCTTGGTTCATGGGAACCGCAGAAACATATAAGGAAGCATGGGAAATGATATATGAACGAGAAATGCATCAATCTCCATGTATCGGCAAATGGGACAAGGGTCAATGGGACGAATGTGATATGGCTGAAGAATTTCCGGATTTCAAATGGCCTGAAGGTGTGGATTACGTATGGACTGCTGACTGGATAGCTGAAGTTATTCTCAATCCGAAGGAATACAACGAGGAAGGCGTAAGAGGCCTTATCGACGATTTGATGCTATCTTATAAAATTGAAGAAATAGCGGATTAAGCTCGTTATAATTCGTTTAAAATTAAAACAGTTGCTCAACTGTTGCTCAACTTTTAGAAGTTGATTATGTGAATATGTTAATAAAATAGAGGGTTTATATAATTTTATGGATATGTTATATAAACAAGTTAAGTAGTGAGGTATGTATGAATCAATATATAAAATTCATAGTGTGCGTGCTACTGACTTGTTTTTTTATTGCCTTTTTCGGAGTAATAATACAGATTGCATGCGGATTGCAACAATATGTATGGGGCTGGTTGTGGGGCATTTTTATAATGGTGCTCTACTTGCTTAGCCTTGCACTACATGGTCAAGCGATTATGTTAGGTGATCCCTATAAGGCTGTTCGTAAGGTACGCAGACAGATGGTGTGGCGTCTTATGCTTGTTGGATCTTTAGTAGTATTAGGCTTGAAGATTCCCAATGTAGAAGCAATTAGTATGTTTGTAGCGATTGCACTTATTCAGCCTGCGCTTTATATAGTGTATTGGCGGCTTAGTTATCGATTCTAATTTTTATATTTTAATTAAGAAATTTATTGCATTTCAATTAATGTATTTATATTGATTTTACTAAGACATGGAGTTGTATTCTAATAATGCATTGAATACATTCCTTTTATGATTATTTAGAATTGTTTATCTTTAAAGTGTTG